TTCACAGCAGTCTAGTGGTTCACAGCAGTCTAGTGGACAACAACAACAAGTAGTACAACAACAGTCTAGTGGAGCAACACAACAACAACAGTCTAGTGGCTCACAACAGCAACAATCAGTACAACAGCAACAATCACAAAGCTCAGGACAGTCACAACAAGTAGCACAACAAATACAAAGTTTTGGACAGCAGCAACAGGTACAAAGTTTCGGGCAAGCACAACAAGTACAGCAAGTAGAACAGCAACAACAAGCTACTGGTGCCCCGATACCTCAACAAATAGTAGAAGAAAGCATAACACAGCAAATAGTATTAGATAATACCGTACAACAACAGGAGTATAGTAATGAAACACAAGATTTTTCTAGCCCTAGTAGTGATACCACCGTGGCTATTAATACTTTCGATAATATTGGGGATATTTCTGTAGTACAAGAAGTCTTCTCTACGATGGAGCCAGAGGTTGAAGATACTGTAGAGCTTAGTAGCACATTCGCAGAAGTCAGTGTAGAATTTGAACAAACATTTAACGATGCACTTGGAGTAGGACAGTCAATAGGACAGTTTCTAAGTAATGAAGTGCCTAATTTTACGAGATTTAATGTAGAGCCTCCCACAGTCCAGGAGCAGCAGGTAACAACTGCAGTAGAGTCCTTGGCAGATAGAGTAGGAACAGAACAAGCGGAAGCCAACCTACAAGCACAATTTGAATCTATGGAAGAGACTGGAGGGTTTGGAGACCAGACAGTAGCAGTAGCTTTTATAGGATATGCACCAGGGTTTAGTGCGTATACAGCCCAAACTCAGTTAGCAGACAGAGCAGGGTGGTATCAGTCTACACAACTTCCTAGCCCAGATGTGGTGGATAATAATTTTAGTTTCTATATGATGGCAGGAAATGCTGATAAGAAACTAGCAGCAATGAGGAGATAATAATGGCTGAAGTAGAATATAAAGGTATAAAAGTGGGAGGAAGTAAACTCCTCATAGTTATTCCTTTGATAGGGACAATAATGGGAGGTCTATGGGGTGGTTTTGAGTTGTACAATAGACTACTTGCAGCAGAAAGAAAATTAAATAATCTACAACCTGCAGTAATTACTGCAGAAATGAATAGACTTGAGTCCGTATACACTGTAATCAGAGAAGATTTACAAGGTGATATCGACTCCTCCAATAGAAGAATTGACTATAATGTTAGTGCATTAACGGTTGCTCAAAACGATTTAAACTCTCTTACACGCCTTACAGAACGTATGGACATAGTAATGGGAAGTATAGAAGAATCAGTAGACAGGTCTTTAACCCTAGCTAGAAATGTGGAGACTAGTACCTCTGAAACTCAGAGAGAAGTACGCAACGATGTCTATACGATAGAGCAAGCAATGCAAGAAAGATTCAGAGAGATGGATGATTTAATACGAGAAATACGAAACGACCTAGAAGAGAGGATCGAAACTATTCTAGAAAACCCATTGAACGATGTTCAATAAACAGGAGAAAAATATGAAATTAAAATTACTATCAGCCGCTATACTACTTTCGAGTAGTTCCATGGCATTTGCTCAAGGACATGATGACGGGCATGGACATGGTCATGCTGCACACATGGGCCCAACAGTTAGTTGTACTGACATGGCAACACCACCCTGGGCCGGACTTCCTACTGCGGATCGCAGACAAGTGGCATCTTTACAATCAACACTCTCTGCTTATAATACGCCTGAGTCTGCTAAAGCTGCAGGATTCACTCCTGTATTAGGTGATATTCCTGGCATGGGTACTCACTATGTTAGCATAGAACGAGCTATGCGCGGCAAAAATTTGGATGTTAATTCGCCAGATCAACTCCTGTTCTCTCAAGATGAGCTTGTAGGCGCAGCGTATTCATTCACTGACGTACCAAATACTAGTGTACCTCTGCCGTTTAATAGTGATCTTGCATCCTGGCACGACCATCCACAGTTTGCCCGAGATGGACAGACTTTGCATATGCTACACGTTTGGTTTGTTCCGTCTTCAAACGGCCCATTTGCCGGACTTAACTTCTGGCTACCCTACGAAACTGCAGGTGTTTCAATACCTAACCCTTGCTGGATGGCTAACGAGACTGACGCTGATGTAATTCGCAATGTTTCATTTGCTCTAGTAGACCAAGAATTTGAACGACCAGAGATGCTTGCGGCATTAGATACCGCTGCTCGTAATGATGATCGTGGTGCTTGGCTATCAGCCGCAGACCAGTTCATGGGCGATTTAAGTTCATTCGAAGTTGCTCAAGTACAAGGTCTACTTGGAGTTCTAGGTGATAATCAAATGTCATCCGCGCAACGAGATGCTGCAGGTATAGCACAACCAGGATTTGCAGCCGAAGTAGTAGATTTAATCAATGAATAACTCATTAGGCACAATAGACTTAATAGGATTATGGGTATTATTATTATTAATACCCGTAGTGTCTTTTGGTCATGGAAAACTAGTAAAAAGTATCCCTGCTGTTGACGCAACTGTTAACAGTGTAGAAACTATAGTTCTAGGTTTTAATCAAGACGTTAGACTAATGAAGTTTTCAGTCACCTCTGAGAGTGGAGAAGAGCTTGATACTGCTTTTAAAGCATCAAGATCTGCCAGTCCAGAGTATAGCATCTTAGTTCCTAGTATCTCCAAAGGCGAATTTGCTGTCAATTGGAGTGCTATGGGTGAGGACTCTCATAGCCTAACAGGTAATTTCATTTTTAAGGTAGAGTAATATATTATGAATAGAGATAGATTATATAAGCAGTTAAAGATAGATGAAGGCGAAGTGTGTAAAGTGTACATGGATCACTTAGGTTATTTAACTTTTGGGATAGGACATTTAATCACACAGAAAGACCCAGAGATGGATTGGCCTATGGGAACCCCCGTAAGCCCTGAAAGAGTGAGAGAGTGTTTTGACAGGGACGTTGAAACATCTATCACAGAAATAAGGATTATGGTTAAGGACTTTGATGACAAGCCCGACATAGTTCAAGAAATTTTGGTTAATATGTTATTTAACTTGGGCTACCATAGGCTCTCACAATTTAAAAAGTTTCTAAAAGCTATTAAAGAAAATGATTGGGTAGAAGCTGCAAAGGAAGGCAGAGATAGTAGATGGCATAAACAAGTAACCTTTCGAGCGGAAAGACTCATGAGTAAGTTAGAGATTTTGTACACGTATCATCCAACCGAACATGATGAATCAGATGATATTGAAGCCGCTAAAAATGTATGAGTTATTAGCGCAATGTATAAGATCAGATCAGTTAACAGCAGCCCAAGTATGGGAAGAGTTTCTAAATGACCCAGAGTTCTATACTTGGTATAGAAACAAATATGGAGTGTAACAATGAAAAGATTAAGTAAGTTTAAAATAGGATTAGCTGTTGCAGGTATTTGCGGAGCTGCATTTTATCTAACAGTCCCCGCCACTATACTATCATTTATAGCGTACGCATTTATGGCCTCCTTAATTCTACCTATGCTACTAGATATATTTAAACTAGGTCGGTAAAATAAGTTTGACAAGCCAAGTGAAACAATGTATAATTGTCTAAGAAATGGAGAAACAGATTGATAAAAGAAATCAAAGAGCCAACCACACCAGATAAACGAGGGACCTATGCTACGAGCTGTGAAAAAGAAAGAGCACGAAAAGCTTTCGGATGCAAACATACAGGAGACGATGACGTTATTGTCTGGGACGCAGTTTACAAAAAAGGAAGCGTGCCTAAAACTTAATATATCTTATAATACTACTAGACTATCTAATATAATAGCCGAGTTCGTAGATAAAAAAGAGTTCCAAGAAAAGAGACGATCTCAGAATCGCGGCAAACCTGCTACTGCTTCCGAAATAAGTGAAACATTAGTAATGTATTTAAATAAAGAACCAATCTCTGCAATAGCTAGTTCTTTATATAGATCAGCCTCTTTCGTGCAAGGAATACTAACTCGGGTAGGAGTGCCTAGTGTCCCAACGAAAGAGAATAGTAATGAAGTTGCTTTTCTACCTGAAGTTATGTTATCAACCACTTTTAAAAAGAATGAAATGGTTTGGTCAGCACAGCATCATGGGCTAGCAAAAGTACTACATGAGTTAGATGAAGAACGTCAACAGATGCCTGGGTATCATACATTGCATGACTATGAAAAGATATATGGAAGCAAGGTATATGAAATATATGTCGTAGAAAAAGGGGATTTTTCAAACTCTTATTTTCCTTATGTAACTGTAGGAGGTCATTTCGCTACAAGTATAGCGTATGATTTAGGCAGGTTAGATCACTTGATAGAGTATGGAGTAGATATATCAAGGTTAGAAAAATAGTTCTTGACAAATATGTATAAAATTTAATATAATATAGTGTATTTTTGAAACAATTAGAAAAGGAGTACAAGCATGGCTTGGACGGACGAGAAGAAAGCAGAAGTAATAGAAGCATATAAAAATGCCGAACCCACACCAGAAACAAGTATAGAACTGGTAAAAGAAATAGCAGAAGAATTTGAAGAGTCTCCCAACGGAGTTCGTATGATTCTAACAAAAGCAGGTGCTTACATTCGTAAAGCTACTGCAGCCGCAAGTACTGGTAGTACCGCAGGAGCCACTGGTGGTCGGGTCTCAAAAGCCGATGCACAAGAAGAGCTTTCAGCAGCACTAACCTCAGCAGGTCAAACAGTTGATGACGATATCGTCAGTAAATTAACTGGAAAAGCCGCTAAATACTTTGCAACAATTATAACTACTATAGCAGCCTAACCCCCCTTATAACTATGCACTGATTTATTCAGTGTGTAGTTACTCTATGGATGAAGTAATGAAAAAAATAAATCACGTAACAGCGGGTGTAATACTAGCTTCAACGAGTTTATACGCTCCAGTAGCACAGGCAGACGATTGGTCAGCTAACTTCGCAGTCTCTAACAACTACATCTGGCGGGGACTCACTCAGACAGTAAACTCTCCCGCTATCTCTGGTGGCATTGACACCAATGCAGGTGGGTTCTACGTAGGTACATGGGTTTCAAATGTAAGCTATGCTGCCGATGATGTGTATTCCTATGAGCATGATATCTATGGAGGCTATACAGGAGAAGTTGGAGGCATTAGCTACGATATCGGTTATCTTTACTATAACTATGACGCAGCAGCCGAGTTCGATTTCGGTGAATTATATGGTTCGATTGGTGTCGGCTCCTTTACTTTTGGATTGAATTTACTAACCAATACTGAAGCGGTTGAAGGTGTAGGCCAAGATTTTGGTATAGGTAAAACAACTTATGTGTATGCTGACTATGGTACTACAATCGGTAACGGCGTAGACCTAGGTTTCCACATGGGGCATCACCAAGGTGACTTTTCTGAAGCATTTAACGGTGTACCAGGCAACTACATGGACTACGCTGTTTCTGTTAGTAAAGATGGTTTCACCTTCATGATCACTGCTACCGATCTAGATGATGTAGGCCCAGCTCCTTGGCACCTATTCCACGAAGCCCGTCCTGATGCTTTGGACAATGAGAATATTAAGTTCGTAATTGGCTATGGCCTGGACATCGACCTGTAATAGGAGCAGTGTTTGAGTACAAAAACTATACAACCTTTTAGATAGTACAGTAAAAGATTTTACCAACCTACATTAAAAGGAGTTTATAGTGAAAAAAGAAGAATTACGCACCCTAGTTACTGAATATGGAGATGCGATAATTACTTACCGGAGTCAGAATTCTAAGAAGCTAAAATATAACGTATGTACTTTAGATTTTAGTACAACTTATATTGTCTCCAAGAAAAGTAGAGCTAAAGAGACGGCAGAAACTCTGCTGTTCTTTTGTTGGGATACGGACTCTTACAGACTTCTGAGGCCGGAAAGCGTTACAAGTGTTGTTCCATTAGCATCTCTATTAAATAATCAGGAGTGATCATGGAACTACACGAAACCCCCGAAGAATATACCAAAACTATCTTTTATGATTCTGATAGAGAAGAACAGGTTCGTATAAGTGTAAATACTTTTAGGTACGTTGAGTACCTTAGTGTACGAAAGTACTATTTAGACTTTAACGGAGAGTGGAGCCCCTCTAATGTAGGGGTCACGCTTCCACTAACCATAGAAAACTCTAAGGAAATGTTTCGAGCATTGATTGAGATCCTATCTCTAGCGGAAAGCAAAGAAGTTATAGAAGAGCATTTTAAAGGTTTAATTCACGACATCTATATTTAATCCTTGACTATTTACTTAAATTATTTTATAATATAACAATAAAATAATAGGAGTTTGTATGCACAAATTTTTAGACAGAGCTAGTGATCTTTATTACAAAGGTACACCCATTCTAGAAGATGTCGACTTCGATACTCTTGCAAGAAAGCATAGCTATAATAAAGTGGGACACACAATTACAGACGGTGTTCCCCATCATTTTCCTATGCGTTCTTTACAGAAAGTATTTGATCTAAACGATGCTCCTATGTGGTATAACGATGCTACAAATGATATTGTTTCTAGTCCTAAGTTAGATGGGGCTGCAGTATCTTTGTTATATGTGAATGGAGTTTTGGAACAAGCCCTGACCAGGGGTGACGGTAAAGTTGGCAGAGATATTACGGATAAGTTCAAACTCTTAGTTCCTACTGAGATTGTTGGAAAAGTACCTAATATACTTCAACTAACTGGGGAAGTAGTAGCTCCTGCATATATAGAAAACTCTAGAAACTATGCAGCGGGTGCATTAAATTTAAAAGACCTTGAAGAATTCCGAAGTAGAGAAGTAGAGTTTGTTCTTTATGGGGCAGAGCCTACTGTTGATTACTGGTGGACAACTGAAATGGAGTATTATAGTCATAACGGTTTCTTCACAGTATTAGATGTTATTCCTGATATGTTCCCTACAGATGGAGTAGTATACCGATTAGATAAATTCAGTAAGCATAGTATGCAGGGATTTACTAGTCAACATCCTCGGGGCTCCTTTGCACTCAAGTCACTAGTAACTGAGTCTGCTATAACTACTCTAGAGAAGGTAGTTTGGCAAGTAGGAAAGAGTGGAAGAATTAGTCCAGTTGCACTTCTAGATCCTGTAAAGATTGGGGATGCAATAGTTAGTAGGGCTACTCTACATAACATTAATATTATAGATGAGTTAAACTTAGAACTTGGGTGTCAGGTTGAAGTTATTCGATCCGGAGAGATTATTCCTAGAATAGTAAGACGGGTAGATGATGATGATGATCACGATGACGGATATGCTGAACCCAGTGAATATGATGAATGGCAAGACTTTGATCCGGAGTGCTAATGAGTATAGTTATAGGTTCGCTAAGATATACTACTAATGGAAGGAAACGTAAGAAGACTCCTCCCGCTAGAAGGAAGAAGTTTGTAGAAGGTATAGTTGTTGTTAAAGAGAATATTCTGGCTATCAAAGCTAGAGAAGATCAAAAGAACTTTCCGTCTAGAGACTTTGGTGGAGTACACTCACACAAAGATAGAAGTATAGAAGTGGGTGTATCTAAACAGTTTACTATTGCTCCGGCGTATAATAAAGGAGCATACCAAGTTATTTCTAGGTCACAAGTAAAGAATATAGGCAAATGAAAATACTAATAGCGTGTGAGTATAGTGGAAGAGTGAGAGATGCTTTTAAAGCAAAAGGCCATGATGTAACCAGTTGTGATCTGTTACCTACAGAGAGGCCTGGCAAGCACTATGAAGGTAATATTATGGACATTCTCTGGCGTGATTGGGATATGATGATAGCCCATCCTGAGTGTACTTATCTATGCTCTAGTGGTCTGCATTGGAATAATAGAATTGAAGGTAGAGCTGAAAAGACAGAAGATTCCTTGAAGTTTGTACAAGCCTTGTGGAAATCTGGTATACCTAAAATATGTTTAGAAAATCCTGTAGGTTGTATAAATACTAGACTAGACTTTATGCCTAGACCCCAGTATATACAGCCGTATCAATTCGGAGAAGATGCCAGTAAAAAAACTGGTCTATGGCTGAAAGGGTTGCAACCTTTGAAGCTCACAAAACTAATTGAAGGTAGAAAAGTAGTAAAGAATGGAAAGACTTACCAAAGGTGGTCGAACCAAACTGATAGTGGCCAAAACAAGTTGGGCCCAAGTAAAACTAGGGGTAAAGACAGGTCGTTAACACACCAGGGAATAGCTGACGCTATGGCGAATCAATGGGGTTAAGAACCTTTAAAAAAATATTTCTTGACTTTTACCCCAAAACTTTAGTATAATATACGCTTCAATCAAAAAGGAATTCAAAACGTGGAAAAAATTCAAGTGCCTAGTAACTGCCCTTCGTGCAACTCTATACTTGAATGGGTCAATGATTTATTGTTCTGCAAGAATGATAGTTGTTCCACTAGATCAGCTAAAAAAATTCAGCACTTTGCTAAATCCCTATATATCAAAGGACTTGGTCCGAGGTCTATAGAAAAATTAGGCTTAGCTAGTATAGTAGACTTATATTACTTAGATGAAGTTAGTGCTTCTTTAGCTCTTAATTCCGATAAATTAGGTAGTAAACTAATTTTAGAGATTGAAAACTCAACCAAAGCCCCTGCAAACTTACTGCTACCAGCTTTTAGTATCCCTTTAGTGGGGAAAACTGCATCAGTAAAATTAGCAGCCGTCTGTGGAAGTATCTTTGATATAACCGCAACCTCTTGCAAAAGAGCAGGACTCGGACCAATAACGACCGATAATCTGATGGCTTGGTTAGAAACAGATTTTTTAGATTACAAAGATCACCTTCCCCATGATATGCTTTTCAACCAGAAGAGTGTAGATACGATAGGAGTAGTTTGTATATCTGGAAAACTAAACAGTTACAAAACCAAGGCTGATGCCACCGCAGAATTAAAAAATCTAGGTTATGAAGTCAAAGACTCTATGACTAATGATGTAACTCTTTTTGTTAATGAATCTGGGGTATCATCCGCTAAAACCTTAAAAGCCCACGAAAAGGGCATTAAAATTATAACTAATCTTAAAGATTATATTGGAGAAATACATGGCAGTTCCTAAGTGGAATGACGAGCGAACAAGCGAGCTCGAATCGTTTGTAGGTACAGAAGCACCCATCTCACAAGCTACAGTAGTTCAAGCTGCTGAAAACCTTGAGACATCAACCCGTTCAGTTTCTAGTAAACTAAGAAAAATGGGATACGATGTAGAACTAGCTTCTACAAACGCATCTAAAGCATTTTCTGACGTACAAGAAGACATCCTAGAGTCATTTGTAAGTGACAATAGTGGTCAGTATACTTACGCAGATGTTGCAAGTGGCTTTCAAGATGGTAAATTTTCAGCAAAACAAATCCAAGGCAAAATCTTGTCTATGGAATTAACTAGTCATATCAAGCCGACTCCTAAGCCGGAAACTGTTAAGACTTATTCTGATGCTGAAGAAGCTGTATTTATTAAGCTAGTAAACAAAGGCGCGTTTGTTGAAGCAATCGCTGCTGAACTTGATCGCTCAGTAAACTCTGTTCGTGGTAAAGCTCTTAGCTTGCTTCGTGCAGGAACTATTGTCGCGATTCCCCGTCAAGAGACAACTAAAGCCGGTACTCGAGTAGATCCTCTAGCCGAACTTGCTGACGTTGAGTCAATGACTGTTGAAGCAATTGCTACTGAAATTGGCAAGACAGTACGCGGTGTAAAAACCATGCTTACTAGACGTGGTATTTCAGCGTCTGATTATGATGGTGCTGCTAGACGTGAGAAGGCTGCTGCTGCAGTTGTTTAATTAGTTGTTTGATAAGTGTCAGGAATTTTCTTGGCACTTATTTTTTTGTTCGGGGGAACGTAAGTGAATATTGCTAGTGCTTTAATAAAGCAGATACTTGATGCACAGGATTTCGAGACCTGGAGTATCCTGCGTAAGCATTATTTACCTTCCGAATACCATACTATCTATAGCGTTATAGATAAACACTGTGACGAATATCACACCCTTCCTAAGTTCGATGATCTCAAGTATGCCGTTCGTGATAGCAATACGAAAGAAAAACTATTTGCTATAAAAAGTATTGAAGTAGAGGCGGAAGCCGAAATGCTTCTTCAATATTTAAAGAATGAGTACACCCAAAAAGAAGTATTAAACGAACTTGAAAATTATGTGGAAAATTCTGTTGCATTCGAAACCGCAGAAGAAACCCTATCTCACCTTCATGAAATTGTTCTCCGTATAGAGGACAAAGTAGAGCTTAAACATCCCGAAGAAAGTATGCAATATATTTCTTTGTTTGAGCCTGATGAAGAACTTGACAGATACATATCCCTAGGCTTAAATGAAGCCTACGATAGTTTTATGAAGTTCTCTCCTAGAGACTTGATACTTATCGGAGGCCGTCGTGGCGGGGGTAAATCTGTTACTTGCTCTAACATAGCGAATAGCGTTGTTGAGTCTGGTAAGTCTGCAATCTATTTCACCATAGAAATGGATAGCAGATCTATCTTGCAACGATGCTGTAGTATTGCTACTGGAGTTCCTCTTGCTCGTTTAAGGACTAAAAACCTTAATGTTAAAGAGTGGGAGTCGGTTGCCCAATGGTGGGCTAATCGATTTGAACGGGGAAATGAGCGTTTGAAAGAGTATAAACAACATCGAGACTTTAATGAATTTCATGCTAAGTTAAAAGAAAGCGAGCTTCTCCCGACTCAGCTGGACATTGTTTACGAGCCTAGTCTTACTATTGGTAAAATCAAGGCTGACTTAGATAAGAAATGCAAAAAGTTAGATGTTGGTATAGTTATTGTAGACTATATTAATCAAGTAAAACGCTCAAATCTTCCTTCCCGTGGTGGTCAATATGACTGGACGGAACAAGTAGAAGTTAGTAAAGCACTAAAAGCTATGGCACAAGAATATGAAACACCAATATTAGCCCCGTATCAAACTGATGCTACTGGAGAAGCCAGGTTTGCAAAAGGTATATTGGACGCAGCGGATGCTGCATACTCTATGGACACTCATGCTCATGAAGACGCTTGTATTACATTTACTTGTCAGAAAATGAGATCAGCCTCTATGGAGTCTTTTACCTCTAAAATAAATTGGGATAGTCTAAAAATTGGACCTGAATCTGCCTTGACCCCCGAAGAGCAGGAAGCAAACAGTGAAAAAACTGGGGAAGAAATAGATGACATCTAAAAATATTTCTTGACTATTGCATTGAAATTTAGTATAATATACCATAATGAGAGTACAGACATGATAGATGACATTTTAGAGAAAAAAGGTATAAAGTATACCTTACAAGGTAATGATTATCTAGTTAAATGTCTGAACCCTGAACATG